CGCGCAGTACGAGGGCACGACGCTCGGCCGTCAGGAACTGTACGGCGAGCTGATCGATCCGGAAGAGAGCGCCATCGTGCAGCGCCGCTGGATCAACCTGTGGCCAGCCGACAAGCCGCTGCCGAGGCTCGACTTCATCATCATGTCGCTCGACACGGCCTACACCGAGAAGAGCCTCGACCGTAAGGGCGACCCACACCCGACGGCGTGCGGCGTGTGGGGCCTCTTCACGTACAAGGAGATGAGCCACATCATCCTGCTCGACTGTTGGGAAGACCATCTCGGCCTGCCCGACCTCATGAAGCGCGTCAAGAAAGAGCTCGAGGTGCGCTACGGCGACGACGAGGACGTGGCCATGATCAGGCCCATGTTCGGCAGCGCCAAGCCGCTGTCGTCGGGGCGCAAGCCCGACCTGTTGCTGATCGAGGACAAGGGCAGCGGCATATCGCTGCGCCAGATGCTCGATCGCGAGGGCATTCAGGCCTTCGCATACAACCCCGGACGCGCAGACAAGCTGTCGCGACTGCACATTGCGTCGCCCATCTTCGCCCAACGCCGCGTCTGGATGCCCGAAAGCGACAAGAAGCCGGGCAAGCCACGATCGTGGTGCGAGCCGGTGATCCATCAGCTGTGCAGCTTCACCGGCGAGCGCAGCATCAAGCACGACGACCACGTCGACCAGACCACGCAGGCGATCCGCGTCCTCATGGACAAGGGCCTCCTGCGCCTAACCAAGCCGCCGAAGCGCATCGAGGGTGACAGGCCTGCACCAAAAGTGTACAGAAACCCGTATAGCCAGTGAAGGACGATACAATGGACGAAGACGAGATGCCCGAAGGCGAGTACGTGGATCTGCCCGACGTTGACGACGACGAGGTCGAAGACACCGAGGACGGCGGCGCGATCGTGCGCTTCGGCGACGACGCCGCACCGAAGGCCGAGAACGAATTCTACGCCAACCTTGCCGAGGACATGCCCGAGCACGAGCTGGCCAGCCTGTCGACGCAGCTCCTCGACCTGATCAGCAAGGACAAGGACGCACGCAAGAAGCGTGACGAGCAGTACGAGGACGGCCTGCGCCGCACAGGGCTTGGCGACGACGCGCCCGGCGGCGCGCAGTTCGAGGGTGCGTCGAAAGTCGTGCACCCCGTCATGACCGAGGCCTGCGTCGACTTCGCGGCGCGCGCCATGAAGGAAATATTCCCGTCAGGCGGCCCCGCCAAGGACGCAATCAGCGGCCCGACGACGAGCGACAAGGTCGACAAGGCGAAGCGCAAGACGAGCCTGCTCAACTGGCAGATGACGGTGCAGTGCCCCGAGGTACGCGCCGAGCTCGAGCAGCTCATGACGCAGCTGCCACTCGGCGGCGCGCAGTACCTGAAGCTCGGCTGGGACACATCCCGCAACCGGCCGACGTTCCTATTCGTGCCGATCGACGACATGCTCCTGCCTTACGCCGCGACGAACTTCTACACGGCGCAGCGCAAGACCCACGTGCAATATATTACCAGTTTGGACTACGAAAACCGCGTACGCGACGGAATGTACCGCGACGTGGATCTGGCACCGTCCAGCATGGAGCCCGAGCAGTCCGTGGCCGGACAGGCCAACGATCGCATCGAAGGCCGCGACGCCACCAGCTACAACGAGGACGGCCTGCGCATCGTGTACGAGACCTACGTCACGATGGAAGTCGAGGAGGGCGAGGGCAACGCGCCGTACATCGTCAGCGTCGACAAGACGACGGGCAAGGTACTTGCAGTTTATCGCAACTGGGACGAGGAAGACGAGGCCCGCGACGAGATGTACTGGTTCGTCGAGTTCCCGTTCATCCCGTGGCGCGGTGCGTACCCAATCGGCCTGCCGCACATGATCGGCGGCCTGAGCGGCGCGGCCACCGGCGCGCTGCGTGCGCTGCTTGACAGTGCGCACATCAGCAACAGCCAGACCATGCTCAAGCTCAAGGGCGGCACGGCAGGCGGGCAGAGCCTGTCGCTGCAGCCGGGCCAGACCGAGGAGATCGAGGGTGGCCTGAACGTCGACGACGTGCGCAAGCTGGCCATGCCGCTGCCGTACAATCCGCCGTCGCCTGTGCTGTTCAGCCTGCTCGGCTTCTTGGTCGACGCGGCCAAGGGCGTTGTGCGCACGTCGATGGAAGACATCGCCGACGGCAACCCCAACGCACCAGTCGGCACGACGCTTGCCAAGCTGGAGCAAGGCGCAGTCGTCTACTCCGCGATCCACAGCCGTCTGCATGACGCAATGGGCCGCATGCTGCGCATCCTCGATCGGCTCAACGGCTTCAATCTCGACGACGAGAAGCTGCAGAAGGAGGCAGGCGAGGAGCTGGCGACACGCGCAGACTTCGACGGCGTCCTCGACGTTGTGCCAGTCAGCGACCCGAACATCTTCTCCGAGGCGCAGCGCTACGCGCAGGTGCAGGCAGTGGCGCAGCGCGCCGCCGCCATCCCCGGCATGTACAACATGCGCAAGGTCGAGGAGCGCATCCTCGAGACGCTGAAGGTGCCGAACGCGAAGGAGCTGCTCAACCCAGCCGTCGAGCCGTCGGAGCAGAACGCAGTGAACGAGAACGTCGCCGCATCGCTCGGTCGGCCCGTCACCGCGTTCCCGAACCAAGACCATCTGGCGCACTTGCAGACGCACATTGCGTACCTGATGTCGCCGACGTTCGGCATGAACCCAGTCTTCGCGCCGGTGTACATCCCCGCCATCCTCAACCACATCAAGGAGCACGTCGCGCTGTGGTACGCCAGTAGCGTATTCGACGTGTCGACCGATGCACTGGGCGGCGAGGATCTCGGCGACCTGATGCGCGACATGGAGCCGAAGGACGTCGAGGGCCGCAAGGCGCTCGATCGCATGTTGGCCGAGGCGTCGACGACTGCGTTGACCGAGGGCGGCCAGTTGTTCGCGCAGATACCGCAGATCATCCAACAGGCGCAGCAAGTCATGCAGCAATTCCAACAGCCGCCGATGCAAGACCCGCGTCTGGCATTGGAAGGCCAGAAGCTGCAGCTCGATCAGCAGAAGATGCAGGCCGAGCAACAGGCCGACGCGCAGCGCGCACAAATGGATGCGCAAACGGAGGCCGCGCGCATGCAAATGGATGCTCAGCAAATGCAGATGGATGCCCAGAAGATGCAGATGGACGCGCAAATGGGCGCGGCCGAGCTGCAGGCGAAGGTCACCATCGAGCAACAGAAGCAGCAATCCGAAGACGCACGCACGGCCGCCGAGCTTCAGGCCCGCATGGCCATGAACCAGCAAGACAATCAGACCGCGATGGCATTGGCGCAGGCCGAGATCCAGAGCGGCGAGAACTTCGCAGTGTCAACCGGCACTGGGATAAACCCGCAACCATAGGAAGGAAGCGACATGAAGAACGACGCAGCACTGAGCAAGGGCAAGGCCAAAGGCAGCTTCACTGCCGATAACACCAACATGCACAAGCTCATGAAAATGGGAATGGACCCAAAGACCGCAGTAACTGGTAGTAAAAAGACACCAGCATGAAGATAGAAATGCTGCTCCAGCGCTTGGAGACTGAGCAGGCAAGGCTTGCACGGGAAGCGCTGGAGCACCCCTCGGGCCGAGAGCTGTTCGACTACGGTCGGGCTGTCGGCATGTACGCGGGGCTTGAGCACGCGAAACGAACTCTTATCGACATGGTCGCCGAGAGGGAGACGAAAGACAGGTTTTTATAAAGGAGCGCACATGCAAGAATTAGCGAATAAAGTAGACTTCGGTTACGCCAGCGTGGACGAGGCATTCCCGCCTTGCGAGCCGGGCATACACCCATTTGGCAGCCGCGTGTTGGTGCAGATCCGCACGCCGAAGGCCAAGACGAAGGGCGGGATCATCCTGACTTCGGAGACACGCGAGACGGACGCGTGGAACACCCAGATCGCGAAGGTGATTTTGGTGGGAGAACTTGCGTTCAAAAACCGTACGACAATGGACCCGTGGCCTGAAGGAAGCTGGTGCAAGCCGGGCGACTTCGTGCGCGTGCCAAAGTACGGCGGCGACCGCTGGACCGTCAAGACGACCGATGGCGAAAATGAAGCGCTACTGGTAATTTTCAACGACCTCGATCTTGTGGGCAAGGTGACCGGCGATCCGCTGACCATCAAAGCTTTCATATGATCGATAAGGCTACACAGAAGGGAGCCGGTTTATGACTGACAATACACTCAAAGAAGACGACGAGCTAATCCCCATCGAGACCCCGCCCGAGGAGAACGAGGAGGACAGCAAAGTCGAGGCCGACACGTCCGAGGACGATGACGACGAGGAAGACGATCGTCTGGCCGACAGCGACGAGGACAACGACGAAGAGGTGCGCACTGGCCGCAACCGGCGTCGCCAACGTCGCCGCGACATCCATCGCCGCGCTAGGGAGACCGCCGAGGAGAAGATCCGTCTCCTTGAACAGCAGAACGCAGAAATGCTTCGCCGTCTGTCGTCCGTTGAGGGGCACGCGATGAACAGCAATGCGCAGACGCTCGACGAGCGTTTGGCAAAGGCGCAGCGCGACATCCAACAGGCAGAGCACTTCATCGCCAAGGCGACTGAGGCTGGCAATGGCGAGGACGTCGTTGCGGCAATGCGTATCCGCGATCAGGCGATGGCCGAGACAAACCAACTGCAGCAGGCGCGTCAGCAGTTTGAGGAAGCGCGCAAGCAGAGCGCGTCGCCGCAGGTCAACCCTGCCGTCGTCAACTACGCCAAGGAGTGGATGGCTGCCAACTCATGGTACGACCCGTCGGGCCGTGACCGCGACAGCGCACTGACCAAGGCCATCGACAACGAGATCGTGCAGGAGGGCTACAACCCCGCCACGCGCGAGTATTGGGAAGAATTGACGGCCCGAGTGGCGGACGCGTTGGGTGAAGGAAACCCAGCTCCGAAGCCAAAAAGGCGCGGCCCGCCAACCGGAAATACACGGGAACACGCGCCCGTAAGCACAAAACGCGAAATATACGTGACACCAGAGCGGAAACAGGCTATGATTGAGGCTGGAGTGTGGGACGACGCCACACTCCGCCAACGCTATCTTAAGGCGTATCAATCGTATGATGCTGGTCCGGCTCGCTAACTAGGAGTGAGACAAATGACAGATAATACAGAAGATAGCCGCCTTAAGAAAGCACCGGAATTCGACGTTGTTGGACGCCGCGACACGAGACGCACGGAGACCCGAGAGGTTACCGAACGCCGTGAGACAAGCGAGGACGACCGACTGGAGATGTTCCGAAACCAACTGTTTAACGACGCACTACCTGATTTGCCCGAGATACCGGGGTATCACTTGTGCTGGCTTACTACTACCAACCCGCGTGATCCTATTCACCGGCGTACACAGCTCGGCTACGAGCCAGTGAGGCCCGAAGAGGTTCCCGGAATGGAGTATGCCTCGGTCAAAACCGGCGAGTATGCCGGTATGATTGCCGTTAACGAGATGCTTGCGTTTAAGCTGCCCTTGAGCCTTTACGAACGGTTCATGCAGGAAGCTCACCATGATGCTCCGCTACGCGAAGAGGACAAATTGGCTGAAGTCGCAGAAATGATGCGATCAGACGCCGAGCGAGCCGGTTCAGCGCTACTTGAGGGTGACGGCATGCAGGACATGCGTGAACATAAGCCGCGACGGGGGATTTTCTCCTAAGCGGTCAACGCAACTCAATCAAAGGTAAATGGACATGAGCACAGTTTCTCAACCGTTCGGCCTTCGTCCTTCGTATTCGCCAAGTGGTGTGGTTCGCCCCACCGCGTACACGATTGCATCGGGCTACAGCGCGAACATCCTGCAGAGCCAGCCAGTTAAGATTGGCACTGACGGGACCATCCAAGCAGCCGCCATCGGCGACCGTTACATCGGTACGTTCCAAGGCGTTGAATTCACCGACAGCGACGGCCGTCGTCGCGTAAGCAACAAGTGGACAGCCTCTCAGGTTGGTACCGACGTCGTTGCATACGTCACGCTCGACCCAAGCATTGTCTATGAAATTCAGGCAAATGGTTCGATCGCCGTGACCGACATCGGCAAGCAAGCGGACTTCACAGTAATCACTGCAGGATCGACCGTAACAGGTCTGTCGGCGATGATGCTCGACACCGCAACGCTGACCGACACCGGTAACGCGCAAATGCGCATTATCGACCTCGCACCGGCACCAGACAACAACTTCGGCGACAACTTCACGATTGTTCAAGTTCAGGTTTCTGAGCATCAGAACGTCGCTGATCGCGCCGCGTACTAAGGAGGGCTTGAACAATGGCTACCCCAATGAGAAGTACAGACTTCCGCTCCATCGTTGAACCAATCCTAAACGAAGAGTTCAACGGCATCTATGACCAACGCGCTGACGAATGGTCGCAGGTCTTCAAAGAGTTCAAGGGCATCCCTCGTAACTACCATGAAGAGCCTGTCCTGTTCGGCTTCGGTGCCGCGCCAGAATTGCCAGACGGCATGCCTGTCACGTACCAATCCGGCGGCGTGCTGTTCATCCAGCGCTACGTGTACCGCGTCTACGGCCTTGCCTTTGCATTGACAAAGGTTCTGGTGGAAGACGGCGATCACATCCGTATCGGTCAGACCTACGCTCGTCACCTTGCGCAGTCGCTGATCGAAACCAAGGAAACCCTTGGTGCCAACATCCTCAACCGCGCATTCAACAACGCGTTTGCAGGCGGCGACGGCGTATCGCTCGTTAACACGGCTCACCCAACTGCCGCAGGCACGTTCTCGAACCAGCTCTCGACCGCTGCGAACCTTTCGCAAACGTCACTTGAGCAGTTGCTGATCCAGATCCGCAACGCGGTAGACAACAACGGCAAGCGCATCCGCTTGACACCTAAGAAGATCGTTTCCGGTCCTTCGAACGTGTTCCAAGCTGAAGTATTGCTGAAGTCCGCACTGCGTGCAGGCACTGCAAACAACGACGTCAACCCTGTCCGCTCGATGGGAATGTTGGACGGCGGTCAGGCCAACTTGTCGCGTATCACCTCGACCACTGCATGGTGGATCCAGACTGACGCGCCAGAAGGCCTGAAGCTTGCAATGCGTCGCGGTCTTGAGAAGAGCATGGAAGGTGATTTCGAAACCGACAGCATGCGCTACAAGGCCACAGAGCGTTACAACTTCGGTTGGACCGATCCACGCGGCGTATACGGTACGGCTGGCATCTAATTGGGTTGGGGGACTTCGGTCCCCCTCCCTTCTCTAAAGGAGAAACTAAATGTCACAAACTACTTGGAGCGGACCACTCGCCTCTGGCGACCGCAACGCAGGCGAAAGCGGCGGCCCGAACATCGGCCTCGTCACTCTTAGCCAAACCGCGCTGATCAACTTCGACGCCACACTGGTACAAAACGCGACGTTCAACATCCCTGCGTCTTCGCAGATTGTTGACTTCTACGTTGACGTGCTGACGGCGTACGACAGTGCAACGTCCGCGACGCTTTCGGCTGGTACCGCTTCTGGCGGCACCCAGTACCTGAGCGGCGTGAGCGTCAAGACGGCGGCTCGCCGCTCGAATGGCTTCAGCGCTGCGCAGCTTGCTGCAATGGACGATGTTGGTACGAACCGCTCGGTCGTCGCAACTGTAACCTCCGTCGGCCAGCCGACTGCAGGTCAGGTTCGCGTCACCATGCTGTACGTTCAAACAACGGCTGATGACTAATCGCTAAAGCGATGGTATAGTGCGTGCGGGTAGTGGATCGGAAGTCCCTGCTACCCGCCGCATTTTACAAGGAACACACAGATGGCAGATGCAGTAGCAACACAGATCCTGTTCGATGGCGAGCGTACTGCCATCATGAAATTTACGAACATCTCCGACGGCACCGGCGAGACCAAGGTGACCAAGGTAGATGTATCGGCCCTAAGCCCAAGCTCTTTCGACCGGCCCTGCGATGGCGTGACGATCACCAAGATCCACGCCATGACGCACGGCATGGAGGTCGACATGTACTGGGACGCCACCACGGACGTCCTCATCACGTCAGTCCCGCAACAGCAGATGTACTCGATGGACCTGACGCAGTTCGGCGGCCTCTGGAACAACGCAGGCGCAGGCAAGACCGGCGATGTTCAATTCTCAACTCGCGACGCAAGCGTTGGTGATACGTACATGATCATCCTTGAGATGGTAAAATCCTACGCCGATGTCTGACCTTGCTGTTAAGCGCGCCAAGGGAGGCGCGTGGACCCGCAAGGAGGGGAAAAACCCCGAGGGTGGCCTCAATGCCAAGGGCCGCGCATCGCTGCGCGCTCAGGGGCATGACATAAAGCCACCCGTTTCGGCCAAACAGGCGAAGAAATCACCCAAATCCGCCGCGCGTCGCAAGTCATTTTGCGCAAGAATGTCTGGAATGCCGGGGCCGATGAAGGACGACAAGGGTCGACCGACCCGCAAAGCACTATCACTGCGCAAATGGGACTGCTGACATGAGCGATTTAGCCGTTTGGGACAAGAAACGCCCGAAAGACCTCGGAAAACCGAAAGATTTGTCGGTTAAACGCAAAAAAGCCGCAAAAGCTCGCGCCAAAGCGGCCGGACGACCCTATCCAAACCTCGTTGATAACATGGCTGCGGCCCGCAAGAAAGGTAAGTAACATGGACGGTTTCAAAAACAGCACCAAAACTAAGTATATGTGCGGCGGCCCAGTTAAAAAGGCTCGCGGCGGCATGATGGACGAGGGCATCTCCACCCGTCCGGTAGACAAGTACGGTCGCCGCATGACGAATGAAGAACTCGGCATGACACCGGGTGGGGTAGATCCCGCCAAGAAGAAGCCAGTAGCAAAAAGCATGAACAGTGTGGCTGAACGCGAAGGCCGCGCCGTCAAGAAGAAGCCAATGCCTGCCGCCATGAGCGATTTGGACCGAGCACGGATGATGGCGACACGTCCCTTGGCCAGAAAAGCGGGCGGTGGCGTTCCGGCGCACAGCGACAAGCCTATGATCCGCCGCAGCAAGGGCGGTCTGGCCTCGATGCCAAAGGGCAAGTGCTAATAACATCTAAGGCAGTCTCGGTATTGTAGCCGAGACTGCTTTCGTGTATGCGTATCAGGTCAGAAATGTGCGCTAACGCTTGCGCGCTGCTGCGTTGAAACAGCGAGCAAAAAAATTATGGCCTATTCGAACACAGTATCGCAGACAGTTTTTAATACGCGACGCGTTATTGAAAACGCGGCGCGACGCTGCAAACTTCCCGCGCAGTCCCTCACGCCAGAGCATGTGGACATCGCAAACGACCAGCTCTTCATGTTGCTGTCGGACCTCTCCAATCGTGGCATCCAGCTTTGGTGCATCGACAAGCAGATATACCCGCTGTACAACGGCGTCGGCGACGTCACCCTCGTCACAGGCACGCTTGACGTCCTGAACAGCAACTTGCGCACACTGCAGCAAGTAACCGGCATCAATTACGACACGTCAACGGCGCGTGAAGTCAACTTCACCACACCGACCTTTGTCACCACTGTTGGCGTCAAGTGGGCGGCAAATGCCGTGCCGCTGGCTCTTGAGCGCAGCGACGACGGCGTGACGTGGGTTGTCGTCCAGACCGAGACGCCGTCCGCAACGGCGGGCCAGTGGACGTGGTTCGACCTCGAAAGCAGCGTCGCGACGACATTCTTCCGCGTACGCGCAACATCAGGCACGTTGAGCTTCAGCCGCGTGTATCTGGCCAACACGCCGACCGAGATCCCATTGGCGCGTCTCAACCGCGACGACTACACGAACTTGCCAAATAAGTCGTTCCAGTCGAACCGGCCGCTGCAATACTGGTTCGATCGGCAGGTTCAGCAGCCGATAATGCACTTGTGGCCGGTGCCAAACCAAGAGGCCGAAGTGTACCAGATCGTGCTGTGGCGTCAGCGCTACATCATGGACGTCGGCACCATGACCGAGGAAATCGAAGTCCCACAGCGCTGGTACGAGGCCATTGTGGCCATGCTCGCCGCGCGTCTGGCACTGGAGTATCTCGAAGTCGATCCAAGCATGATCTCAATGCTCGACGCGAAGGCCAAGGAAAGCCTCTACTTCGCGCAGCAAGAGGAGCGGGACAACAGCCCGATGATGATCTTGCCAAATATCGCAATGTACACGCGCTAGGGCCGATGCCAGTAGAGGGCTTCCTTGACACGCGCGGAAAGAAGTGGCTGGCCGTTGGCCTGTGCGACCGATGTAAGCGCAAATTCCCGTTGGAGGAGTTGTGGAGCGACCGCAACAATCCGGCGCTGAAGGTGTGCCGAGACGACCTCGACGAATACGACCCATATCGCTTGCCTGCACGGACTGGCGAGCGGATCGCCCTGCGCTTCCCTCGTCCTGACGAGGCCCTGAGCTAATGCCGCTGTATCTCAACACACGCGGCAACCCGACACTGGGCATCGGCATCTGCGGACGCTGCAGCCGCAAGTTTCCGCTGCACATGCTGCGTCCCGATTACAATTCACCGGGCCTGCGCGTCTGCGAGGCTGATCTCGATCACCTCGACCCGTACCGCTTGCCCGCACGCCAGACGGAGAACATCACGCTTCCGTTCATGCGTACGGACACGCCCATACCCACCAACCCCAGCGGCGTCATTGCTCAGAATGGGGACCAGTTCCTCATCACTGAAGACGGCAATGATTTCCTAATTTTCTTCGAGGATGACGAGCTGTGAGCGTTCCTACCAACCTAATTCCAACGCTAATCACCGGCCTCCAAGAGTACACCGGTAGCAGCACACTCGGCTACATGCCGTACATCCTCGACGGTCGGACGTATAAGGTTCAATTTGCGAATATTGCGGCCGTTGGCGCGGTTCCGTCCTCGCGCGTCATTGCTGCGGGCACAGGCCTTGCGGGCGGCGGCGATTTGTCGGCCAATCGCGTCATCTCGATCGCCAACGGCGGCGTCGGCTTCGACCAACTGGCCTTGAGCGGCGTCACGCAAGGCACGTACGGCTCGGGATCTGCCGTGCCGATCCTGACCGTCGACAGCAAGGGCCGCATCACGAGTGCCACGACGGCACCCCTCGACGTCACGGGCTTCGTGCCCACGTCGCGCACAATTACGGCCGGTGACGGCCTCACAGGCGGCGGCTCGCTTGCCAACAACATATCACTCGCGGCCAATTTCTCCGCAACAACGCCATCGGCACTCGGCACTGCGTCGGCGGGCACGGCCATCACCGTATCGCGTGGGGACCACGTCCACCCAGCGGTGAACCTGTCCGACACCAGCCAAACCCAAGGCGCGCTCCCCTTGGGTCGCGGCGGCACTGGCGACGCCCTCTCTCCCGTTGCCGGTGCCGTCGTATACTCGACGGGCTCAAAGTTCGCGCTAACCAACCCCGGCATTGTGGGCCAAGTCCTCGTATCTAACGGCACGGACGAGCCCCAGTGGCAGACGATCCTCGGGACCGGCACGGTGACCTCGGTTTCCGTGAGCACCGCTAATGGCTTCGCGGGCTTTGTCGCGAACCCCGCCACGGTTCCCGATATCACGCTCTCGACGACCGTCACTGGTATGCTCAAGGGCGACGGAACTGGCATGTCTGCGGCCACCGCAGGCGTTGATTACGTTGAGCCGGGCGCATACACCGCCAGCGGCCTCACGATGGCCTCTGCGCGGCTTCTGGGCCGCACTACGGCCTCGGTCGGCGCGGCGCAGGAAATAACCGTCGGCACGGGCCTGACGCTCTCCGGCGGCTCGCTCATAAACGCCGCGCCCGATCAGACCGTCAGCCTGACGGCAGGCACCGCAATCTCGGTCACAGGCACGTATCCGTCGTTCACGGTTACCAACACCGCGCCAGACCAAGTCGTGTCTCTGACAGGCGCAGGCACGACGACCGTCACCGGCACGTACCCTAGCTTCACAATCACATCGAACGACAGCACGTCAGGCACCGTGACCAGCGTCAATGCCAGCGGCGGCACAACGGGCATGTCGTTCACCGGCGGCCCTGTCACGTCGGCAGGCACACTGACCCTCAACGGCACACTCGCTGTGTCCAATGGCGGCACAGGCGCAACCGACGCGGCCACTGCTTTAACGAACCTCGGCGCGTATCCCGCGAGCAACCCCGCCGGATACACGACGAACGTGGGTACGGTGACGTCAGTCTCAGGCACCGGCACCGTCAGCGGCCTGAGCCTGAGCGGGACCGTGACGTCCGCAGGCTCGCTGACACTCGGTGGGACGCTCGCCGTCCTTCCGTCCAACTTCGCGTCGCAGACGGCCAACACGGTCCTCGCGGCACCGAATGGTTCGGCAGGCGTGCCGACGTTCCGCAGCCTTGTTGCCGCAGATGTGCCCACGCTCAACCAGAATACGACCGGAACGGCCTCAAATGTCACCGGCATCGTCGCCGTGGCCAATGGCGGCACCGGCGCGAGCGTAGCGGGCACGGCGCGCACGAACCTCGGCGCGGCGGCCTCTGGGGCCAACACCGACATCACGTCCATCGCGCTCACCACAGGCACGATCAGCACGTCGCCAGTCAACGGCACCGACATCGTCAACAAGGCGTATGCCGACAGCATCGCGTCGGGCATCAACTTCCACCAGTCCGTGCGCTTGGCGACGGCTGCGGCTTTGCCTGCGAACACGTACAACAACGGCACCAGCGGCGTTGGCGCAACGCTCACGGCCAATGCCAACGGCGCGCTTACGGTCGATGGCGTAGCTGCCGTTGCGGGCAACCGCATCTTGGTCAAGAACGAGGCAACGCAGGCCAACAACGGCGTCTACACCGTAACGCAGGTCGGCGACGGCTCGACGCCGTACATCCTAACCCGCGCCACTGACTTCGACAGCGCAGGCACTGGCGTTGACCAGATCGACGCGGGCGACTTCTTCCTCGTTACGGCGGGATCGACGCTGGCCAACACGTCGTGGGTACAACAGACACCACTGCCGATCACTGTCGGAACGACGGCGATTGTCTTCTCGCAGTTTGCCGCACCTGTTCTGTACTCGGCGGGCACGGGCCTGTCGCTGACTGGCACGACCTTCAGCATCACGAACACAGGCGTAAGCGCATCGACCTACGGCAGCGCGTCGTCCGTGCCTGTCATCGCGGTCAACGCGCAGGGGCAGATCACGTCGGCCTCGGCGTCTTCCATCGCCATAGCGGCCTCCCAGATCACGTCTGGCGCACTTGCCATCGCCAATGGCGGTACAGGCGCGACGAGCGCGGCAACGGCCCTGACGAACCTCGGAGCGTACCCCGCGAGCAACCCGTCAGGCTTCACGTCGAACACAGGCACCGTCACTAGCGTCAACTTGACGGCTGGCACAGGCGTCAGCGTCTCTGGCGGCCCGATTACGGCATCCGGCTCCATCACCGTCACCAACACCGCTCCCGATCAGGTCGTCAGCCTGACAGGGTCTGGCGCTACGACCGTGACGGGCACGTACCCGAACTTCACCATTTCATCGACTGCGGGCGGCGCAGGCACCGTGACGAGTATCAACGTCAGCGGCGGCACCACCGGCCTGACGACGTCTGGCGGCCCAGTTACAAGCAGCGGCACGATCACGCTCGCTGGCACGCTGAACGTCGCCAACGGCGGCACAGGTGCAACGACACTGTCCTCTGGCTATCTGGTCAAAGGTAACGGCACATCTGCTGTCAGCGCGTCTGTGGTGTACGACAACGGTACGAACGTCGGGATTGGTACGGCGTCGCCGCAAGCACTTTTCACCATCTCGTCCGGTGCTGGAACGAAGGCTGTTTGGCAGACCACGCGAAGCTTTACGGTAAACCGCAACTTCCAACTAGCTGTCGATGAATATGTCGAAGGTGCGTTTACGATTACGCCAAGCACAACGCTAGGAGGCTCAACCTACACGACCCCTACGGTTGCGGTTACTGGCGCGGGCAACGTCGGGATTGGTACGTCTTCGCCCTCAAGTCGTCTAACTGTCGTGTCGTCTACCTCGTCGCTGGCCCAGTTTACCGGCCCAGAATATTCGCAGATACGCCACTCAGACGGCACGCGTACGTTGTTCACGCAGGTCTTCAACAACGAGGCTCGGCTGTTTACCGAAACATCCACCCCGCTTACTTTCGGCACCAACAACTCAGAACGTATGCGCATCACCAGCGCGGGTGATGTCGGTATTGGGACGACTTCGCCTAGTCAAAAACTTAATGTTGTTGGCAACACTCTTATCCCCATCACTAATTCGTATTTCTGCTACACCAACGACTACGGTATCGGCACTCCCGATAGCAACGGCCTTCAGGTCTTCGCGTCGAATGGTGATGTTCTGCGCTTCGGCCACCGCACTGGTGGGACAACCTTCACCGAAGACATGCGAATTGCCTCGAATGGCAACGTCGGGATCGGTACGGCTTCGCCGGGAGAAAGACTTACTGTCGCGGCCACAGCAAACAATGCGGCCCGAATTACGTCAACGGCCACTACGACTGCATTGGTTCTTGACAATACCAACGCAAATGCTTGGGGTAGCAATATCGCTATTGCTACTGGCGGCACTACGGCGGGTTTCTTCGGCACAATCGGCTCTTTGCTTGGTAGCACAGCCCAAGACCTTGCTGTTTATGCCGCCACCGGCAATGGTTTCCGTGTCTATACGAACGGAAATAACGAAAGGATGCGTGTCACCAGCGCGGGTCTCGTCGGGATTGGTACGGCTTCGCCAACTGCGGTACTTAACGTAAATGGCGCTGGGCCAATGGCGCGCTTCCAATCTGGTGCTGCTGCAGATGGCCGCATAGAGTTCGCGTACAACACAACCGACATTGGCTACCTGAATATGGCTTCGGCAACTCAGCTTGAGTTGTATGGCCGTTCCGGCGTGGCTTTGGCATTTGGTGCTGGCGGCTCAGAACGCATGCGCATCACCAGCGCGGGCAACGTCGGCATCGGGACCGGTACGCCAGCACAAAGGTTAGATGTAACCGGCTCAGAAAACTCTGTCCAAGCGCGATTTGGGAGTGTCCCCGGTCGTGGGCTGACAATCGGAACAGCGGTAGTAACCGGCACAAATGATGCTGGTGTTGTTTTTAATGCGCCCACCACAGAAGGCACATTTATTTTCCAGACCGTGTCTACAGAACGTATGCGTGTCACCAGCGCAGGCAACGTCGGGATTGGTACGAGTTCGCCAGCGGCAAAGTTAGATGTAACTGGCCCAGATAATGGCGGCGGCGCAGGTGTTTTGGTGTACTCGGCCAACCGGACAGCTAACTTACAAATAGCGTTTAACAACATTACAACAACCGCCAATAGCGGCGCATTAACTCTCGCGGCAGGTGGTGCGACACCAGTTATATTCAACACCAACTCCACAGAACGCATGCGCATCGACAGCAGCGGCAACTTGGCCCTCGGAACATCAACAGCGGCTAATAGGCTTACTGTTTCCGCCGCAGGTTTGGGCATTACTGGCGGTAATGCCATTAACGGCACAAATATGCAGGGCATACGGCTGCAAAACACCCTAAATGACAATAGTTCATTGGGCCTCTGGTTCGGCACAAATAATGTTCACTGGGCTGGTATATCTGGGCAACGCACAAATTTTGCAGGGGATTGGACTACAGATTTACGCTTTTACACCCATGAAGCAGCATTGGTTGATGTAACGTATGCGCGTGAACGCATGCGTATTGACGGCGCGGGCAACGTCGGTATCGGTACGACTTCGCCTGCTGGGAGATTTCACGCTCTTGGCCCTGCTGGCACAGACGTTTTGTACCGTCTCGAACCTGCATACACTTATGCCTCTAAGCTCCTCATCATTTCAGTAAGCTCTGGCGATGGTGGTATCCGATACGGCACAAGCAATGACCTGACCGTCCTGACCTATAGCACAATTCTGTTTAATACCGGCGCTATTAGTGGCAGCCTCGGCACTGAACGTATGCGCCTTAGCGATAGTGGCAACTTGGGGATCGGCACGAGTTCACCCGGCGCAAGGTTGGAGACTTTTAATAATTTAGGTGGCCAACAAGCCATCCGCATGAACACGAACTTTGCCGGTGGCAACTACGTCGATCTTAACCCGTTCATCAGCGGCGTGTCCAACGGCGGGTATTCTGTATCGCTTAACGGAGTTATCCAACAGGTAATCAGCGTTGGCGGCGACTTTGGGATTGGTATCAGTGCGCCAGCACGCAAGTTAGATGTTCGTTCAGGTTCTACAGCGGGGACAGTACAATTTTTATCTACAGCTACTACTGCTTACAGTTCGGCAGGGTATAACGGCGCTTCCGCACGGCTTCTCATGTATGGGGGCAATTCTGCCGGTTCGTTCACCGGGATGCAGTTCTCTCACGGTGGTAACTTTGAGGCATTCTTCGGCGCTGTCCAAAATGGTTCCAACACCGCTGACTTTGTATTCCAAGGGTATAGTGGTTCGTTCTACGCAGAACGTATGCGTATCAACGCTGCGGGCAACGTCGGGATCGGTACGACTACACCATCTACAAAACTTGTCGTGTCTAACAGCGGCGCTGCGGGGCTGGAGTTTGAGCCTACTGGTGGCATTAACGGCGGTTCATACATTCAATCGTATAATCGAGGTACTGCATCTTACATTCACAACACTAACTACGCATCGGCGCAAACTTGGTATGTCGGCAATGGCAGCAGGGCCATGGACCTCACCTCTAGCGGCCAGTTGCTAATTGGCACGACAACAGCCGTCCAGACGCTGACGATTGGAAGCACTGCTTCAACATCTTCCGGCATCAACCTACGCACAACGCAGACTGATTTCACCATCGTGCCAAGCAACAGTGCCGCTGGGGGTGTGACTATCGGCACAAGCTGGGTGTCTGGCGGTCAAGGTCCGCTAATCTTCACCAATGCTAACGGCGAGATAATGCGCCTTTCCGCAGCCAGAGGGTTGTCCGTCGGTACCACGACCGACGCTGGCGCTGGCAACATCCTCGCATCCGGCAACGTCACTGCGTACTCGGACATCCGCGTCAAGGACAACGTGGAACAGATTGCAGGCGCGTTGGATCGCATTCAGCGCATCCGTGGCGTAACATACACCCGCACAGACCTAGAGGACACAGAGCGCCGCTATGCAGGTGTCATCGCGCAGGAAATTGAAGAAGTACTGCCCGAAGCGATTTTCGATAGTGGCGAACTGAAGGCTGTGGATTATAACGCCACAATCGGTTTGTTGATCGAAGCAATCAAAGAACTTACCGCCCGCGTGGCGCAACTAGAAGGAAAGTAAAATGGCTATTACCAACACTTGGGGCGTCGTGCAGATGGACGCATATCCAGAATTTGACGGCGAGACCGATGTGGTCTTCACCGTACATTGGACACTGACCGGCACCGAGACGGTCTCCGGCACAACTTACACCGGCTACGTCTACGGCTCGGTCGGCGTCAGCCTCGACGAGGGCGCGACATTCACACCCTATGCAGACCTCACTGAAGCGCAGGTCATTGGCTGGGTGCAAGATGCACTTGGCGAAGAGCAAGTTGCAAGTTATGAAGCTAACGTGGCGCAACAGATCGAAGACCAGATAAACCCGCCCGTAGTGACGCCGCCACTGCCTTGGGCCGAAGGAGCAGAATAATGGAAATCAATCTTACTTTGAACCTCGAAGAAGTTAACGCAGTCCTCCAGACGCTGGGCAATCTGCCGACATCTTCTGGCGCGTTCCCGCTTCTCATGAAGATTAAGCAACAGGCAGAAGCGCAAGTCCCCAAGGAAGAGGAAACCGCCGAGTGATTGAGGATCTCATCAGCCGCGTGTTCTACGCACGCAATGTCGCGCACTTTGAGCACTGGCGCGCCAAGGGTGATGGGAGCTTCGCAAAGCACAAGACGCTTGGTCGGTTCTACGACGACGTGATCGACGCAGTCGACCGTCTCGTAGAGGCCTACCAAGGCGCGTTCAAACTCATCGGCAACATACCGGCCCCGAAGGTGTCTGAACGCGACGTGCTGAAGCTCCTAGAGGCCGACGCCGCGTGGATCGAAGAGCATCACGAGGACATCTGCGAGGGCAACCGCGCAGTGGCGAACCTAATCGACGGTGTAACGGAGGTGTACCTCTCCGCCGTGTACAAGCTGCGGAACCTGAAATAATGGACACCGCGACCCTCTTCACCGTCCTTGGCTTCGTTATCACCGCCCTGAGCTTCATCGGGGCGTTGATAACTGTTTGGGTGAACCTCACCAATAAGCTGACGCTGCTTGAGGCGCGTCTCGGCTTCGGTGACGAGAAGTTCAACACCATCGACGAGAGGTTCAAGGAGGTGATGATCCACCTCCGTCGGATCGAAGACAAACTGGATAACAAGGCGGATCGGTGATGAATAAAAGGTATTGGGTTCTTGTGTCTCTCGGCTGGTGTAGCGTGGCGCTTGCGCAGACCGCGCCGGTGTCTGTGGCCCCGACGGAGTACGTGTACACCACGACAACGACCAGCACATCGGACAACACCAATACCAACACGAACAACAGCAATTCCACCAGCACGTCGACGAACACGAATAACAACAACAACACGTCCGCCAGCACGTCGACGAACACCAATACGAACTTCAACACCAACGAAAGCACCAGCACGTCGGTCAACACGAATAACAACGTGAATGCCAGCACGAGCACGTCGCTGAATACGAACAACAATAACAACGTCAGTTCGTCGACCAACACCAACATAAATCAGAACACTGGGACGATGACCAACATCAACCAGAATACGAACATCAATTCTGGCACGATGACCAACATCAACCAGAATACCAACGCCAGCACATCCGAGGCGACAAACCGCAATTTCAATACGGACGTCAGCAACAGCACCGTCAATCAGACGGTCAACAGCACCGTAAACACCAACAACACGAACAACGACACCAGCACGATCAACCAGACGACGAACAGCAACAACAATAACGTCAACCAGAACAACAACGTCAACGTCTCCGACAGCAAGAGCTACAGCGAGAGCGTCAATCGGCAGGTGATCGACCAGAACATCAAGTCGCCACCGCCCAGCGCCATTGCGCCGTCCATGATGTCCTACAGCCAAGACCTCTGCACCACTGGCCAGAGCGGCGCAGTGCAGACGCAAATCATCGGCCTGTCGGCTGGCCGCACCGTGCGCGATCAGAACTGCGAGCGGATGAAGCTGTCGAAGACCCTGTACGACATGGGTATGCGCGTCGCCGCCGTGAGCCTCCTGTGCCAAGACCCCCGCGTATTCGGCGCGATGGAGATGGCTGGCACGCCCTGCCCGTTCATGGGTTTGATCGGCGAGGAAGCCCGCGCCGCGTGGACTGAGAACGTCGAGCTTCGCCCTGTCGAGGACTAAGACATACGTCTTGCAGGCGGCCCTCCTGCTGACTTGCGCGACGCCTCTGCGTGCGCAGACCTATGAGCCTGCCTTAATTCCCCCGCAAATAAACGGCGCTCCCACAACGATGACGCCCCTCAACCTTGGCGACGATAACACGCGGAACGTAGCTCTTGGCTTTGAGTTTGAGTATTGGGGCCAGACGTTCACCGACGCGTGGGTGTCGTCCAACGGCTTCGTGTCGTTCCAGAGCGGCGCGCATCTGTGCTGCAACGGCCAGCCCGTCGAACTGGCGCAGCGCAATACGATATACGCATATTGGTCTGACCTGATTAGCTACACCGGCAATCCATATTACCGCCGCGACGACGGCTCGATCCTCTTCGGCTGGTACGGCGTGAACGAGTTCGGCACGAACAACAGTAGCACCTTCGAGATCGGCCTGTTTGCTGATGGCAAGATACAACTGAACTTCGGCAGTCTGGGCTTCTCCGGTCGGCGCGACTTTACCGCAGGCATCACCGGCCCAACTGCGGACGACAACATACCGCTTTTCTACGGTCGCAACGCGCAGTTCCTACAGAACCAGTCTGGCCTCTTGACTTGGGTTGCACCTGTCCCAGAGGTCGTGGCTGTTGACTGCAACGTGACGCCAATGGACCCAAGTTGCCCGCCAGCCGCCGTCAACGTCGGCGCACCTGATCCGACTGAGAGCGCGTTGGAGGCCGCCGTGGCCTCGGTCGAACAGGCGGCGATGGAAGAGACGCAGCAAGAAGTTGCGGTTGAAGACGTCGCCGACATCGAACAGGTGCTTGAGACCGCGCAAGAGGCGCTGGAGACAGCCGACGCGTCTGTCGAAGCCGAAACGGACGAGCCTGTCGCGGACGAGGAGCCTGCCGAGGAGGACACCCTTGAGGAGTTGACTTCGGAGCGGGATTTAGAAGATACCGGCTCCAATGCAGAGCGACTGTCGCCGGACGAATTGGCGGCACTGGCGGCGCAAGGCCCAGAGGACGCTACCGCTGACGAAACGGAAGCACTGGCATCACTAGAACTGGATGGCACAGAGAACGCCGTAGGGGGCCAAGACGCATCGTCAGGCGCGTTGGAGCAGGAGGCATCCAATCAACTCGCTACGGCGCTGGAAGAAAGTGGGCAGCAATCCGCATTCTTTGAAGAGGCGGCAGAAGTCAGCCAAACATCGGCATTCGAGAACAGTTCACAGGCGTCGCAAAGTTTCGGCGGCTTCCAAATGCGCGTCGATTTCGGATCAAGCACTTCGGCTGGTGGTGGGGTTGGTTCTGGCGTAGGCTCATCGCCACTGGACGCTGTTGTCTCGGCAAGCAGCCCCATGTCGATGTCCACCACATTCGAGATACTGAACAATATCGGCGGTCAAAGCAGCGCAGCGCCCGTCGCAACAACCGCGTCATCTGAAAAATCAGAAAGCGAAATGGCAGAAGGTCAGGGCGAGACCATCGCGGAGATGGGTGCCGTGCCGGGCTTCGCTGCGTACACACAGGCCTCATTACAAGATAGGGCTGACTTTTACGCAATCCGTGATATATACAGCCGACGTAGGCTGCGAGACGCAAACTTTGAATTGTATCGCATGATGCAGACAAACGATGCCCGTTGGCAGGAGATGGTAGATGAGCAGTACAGATGAGGAACCCAAGGTCTCTTTCGACGAGAGCGGCTTTAGTTTCAACATTGGTGGTCTGAGCAGCGGCAAGATTGCCATTATCTTTGCTGCATTCTCAACAATCCTTGGCGGCCTGTGGGCTGGCTTCCAAGTGTATCAGCAGTTCTTGACCATGCAGGAAGTTACGGCTGCGTATGTGCCGCCAGACCTGTCTGGCATCGAGGGCCGCATCTCGGTATTGGACGAGCGCGTCACGAGCGTCGAACGTCTGACCAAGATCAACAGCGAAGCCCTGAATTACATGACTGGGTCGATCTCAAGCAGCGTCAGCGGTACACGCCAGACGGTCGATGCGGTGTCGAGCAGCGTCAGGAACAGTGACGCGCAGAACATGGCGATGCAGCGCGCTGTCATAGAACAACTGCGCCAACAGGATCAGGAACAACAGCGCCGGATCAAGGAGCTTGAGACCGAGACTGCTGAACGTATTCAAAAGACGCTGGCGAACCCGCTGGCAGGGAAGGACTGAAGATGGAAGATAAACTAATGGACGCGCGCATCAAGGCGCTCCTCATGGCTGCTCGGACGATGGCGTTCGTGATTTGCGCTATTACCTGCGCCATGATTGCTGGATTGTTCGTGAGCAACGAAGTGATAGATAACAAGGACGTCTTCGGCCTCCTTAGCTACGTCATGACCTCGGTCGTCGGCGCTGTCGCTGGCTCTTACGCCACGCTGATGGGCATGAAGGGCGAACTGGTCCCACCACCACCACCGGAAGACCGCAACGACCCTGAACCAGACCCGCTACCGCTTACACCTGACATGGTCGCGCCAAAGACGTATGACGACCAGCAGGCCACCGTCTTCATCCACACACCTGAAGAAGGAGACGATGACGATATGGAGCCGTGGGAGAAGTACCGCAACGATATGCGGTATGACGCGAATGGCGACGGTGTGGTCGACGCAGACGATTTCCCTGATTGGCGGAGTGCTGGCAAATGAGCATGATTGAACTTCAGAAGAAGATTGGCGTAACGGCTGACGGGGCTTTTGGCCCCGGCACGCTGAAGGCCGCTGCGGCCTATTACAAGCTGTCGCCCAACCGCGCTGCCCACTTTTTCGCTCAGTGCGCGCATGAAAGCGGCAACTTCAAGGCGTTCAGTGAGAACCTGAACTACGGCGCGAAGGGTCTGCGCGGCATTTTTGGGAAGTACTTTCAGACAGACGCAATAGCCAAGGCTTATGAACGCCAGCCGCAACGCATTGCTAACCGCGCCTACGCCAACCGCATGGGTAACGGCGACGAAGCGTCGGGCGAAGGGTTCGCATACAAGGGTCGAGGCCCCCTCCAACTCACCGGGAAGAACAATTACCGCGCATTTGGCCGGTACATTGGTCGCGAACAGGAGATTTTGGACAATCCAGACCTTGTGGCTACTGAACTGGGCTTTGAAAGCGCCCTGTGGTTCTTCGACGCAAACAAGCTGTGGGGCATCTGCGATCAGGGCATCAATGACGCCTCGATCCTAGCACTGAGTTCCAGAATTAACGGCAGCAAAAATCCGCATGGGTTGGCTGACCGCAAACTGAAAACCAAGAAATATGCTTCTTGGTTGTAAGGAGAACGACTATGCTTAATTTGAAGAAACTCATCCAGAAGGAAGCCGAGAAGGCCATCCTCAAGAAGGCTGTAGGCAAAATCCTGCCAATGGACGCGGAAGCAAAGCCTGCCCTCGGCTGGAAAGCCAAGCTTGCGGGCGGGTTAGCGGTCGTTGCGACGATCGCCGGTCTGCTTTCACAGTACCTTGCTGGGTAATCAACAAATTCGCCGCGCCAGTCGCGGCGAAGGCTGTTATTCTAACTTAAATCTGTTATAGGGGCGTATTATGGCCACTGCGATGACGTTTACATCTCTAAAGCAGGACGTGCAGCGCTACCTTGAGCGTGGGGATACGCTTGCCTCCGACCCAATCGTCTTCGAGCAGATCCCGCGTCTGATCAACCTCGCCGAGCGTCGCATCGCCCGCGAGCTGAAGATCCAAGGCTTCATCAACGTCGTCACTGCGCAACTATCTGCGGGCAATCCCGTAGTGGACAAGCCCGACAGGTGGCGCGACACCGTGTCGATGTTTATCGGCACCGGCGCAGACAACAACAGCCGCACGGCGTTGTACACGCGCAGCTACGATTATTTGCGCAGCTATTGGCCCGACGCCACCGAAACCGCGCAGCCGATATTCTACAGCGACTATGACTATAATCACTGGCTCGTCGCGCCGACACCCGACGTAGATTACCCAATCGAGATCCTGTACTACCAACTGCCGCCGCTCCTCGACGAGGAGGCGCAGACAAACTGGCTCACCGAAAACGCACCCGAAATCCTTCTGTATGCCACCCTCCTAGAGGCGACGCCATTCCTGAAGAACGACGAGCGCATCCCTGTATGGCAAAATATGTACGACCGTGCGGCTGGCATGTTGAATGGCGAAGACCTCGCCAAGATACTCGACCGCAGCGCCACTCGTAAGGAGGCTTAAAGATGTCTGGCAGTTTCACTCAAGTCTTCGGCGGCACGACGATATACCCCGCAGACGTTTCCTACCTCTCGCTGGCGCTCAACGCCGACATCGCGCTTAACTGGCCAGTTGGCGCAGGCGAGGGCGACAGCGTCGTCGCACGCATCATCGACATCACACCGACAGGGCCGTTCACCGTCACGCTTCCCGACGCGACTGCCGTCAGCGTCGGCCAGACAATCCTGTTCAACAACCTCGGCCCCGACACCATCACCATCGACAACGCCGCAGGCAACGCAATTCTGAGCATTGGCGCAGGCGAGCAGTGGCAGGCGTACCTCATTAACAACACCACCGTCGGCGGTATTTGGCGCACGTTCCGCTACGGCGCTGCCGTGGCGCAGGCACAAGCTGCGGCCCTCGCCGGTGCCGGTCTGATCGCAGACGGTTCGGAACTCGCACAGAATTACGAAGTCGTTGACTTCTCCATCACGCCCTACAGCCTCACGGCCCCTGACCGCGCTAAGATCTTTGTCTGGACCGGCGGCCTCGGCACGCTGAACTTGCCGACGGCCGTTGGCGCTGGCGACGGCTGGTTCGTGCAGGTCCGCAACGGCGGCCAAGGCGACTTGACCATCGACCCGTCTGGCACGGAGCTCATCAACGCGGCGTCCACGCTCCGCCTGCAGCCGGGCGACAGCGCCGTGGTCGTCAGCGACGGCATCCAGTGGTACACCATCGGCCTCGGACAGCAGGCCGTCTTCGCCTTTGACTACACGACCATCGCCGTCACCGGCGGCACGTACACGCTCTCTGGATCTGAGCTGAACCGTATCGCGTACAAGTTCAACGGCACGCTGACGTCCAACGCCAACATCGTCGTGCCAGCAACGGTCCAACAGTATTGGGTGAACAACGCCACGACCGGCGCGTTCACACTCGGCATCAAGACCGCCAGCGGCGCGGCCACACTGGTTACTCAGGGCGAGACCGCGATCCTGTACTGCGACGGTACGGACATCATCTCGGCAACTACATCCGCGCCCTTCGCGGGCATCTTACCTGTATTGCAGGGCGGCACCGGCGCGAACAACCCAACCTCGGCGCGCACCAACTTGGGCGCGACGGGCATCGGCGCTGCGCTCTTCACTGCGGC